TCCAGAACGACCTACTGAAGAACCATTTATTGAAGAAGTAGCTCCGACTCCTCTTGGTCCAAAACTACCAGGATTAGCATTACCTCCAGATGACGTTGCACCACCAGCACCACCACCTAAAAATGTATTTCCATTTTGTACACCTTGACCACCAGGTTGTCCTTGAGGGGGACTTACAGGTGGTGAGTTTCCTGTACCGCCTGCTCTTGGGCCTCCCCAGCCTCCGCCACCACCAGATCCTCCTGGTCCAGCCGAACCTTGTGAAGCTCCACCGCCTCCGCCTGTTGATGTTAAACCTAAACCTGTAGTGCTTGAACCTTGACCTCCAGTGCCTGTACCACCAGTGGGACCTGCTCCGCCACCAATTCCAATTGGATAACCTTGCACAGCCGCTGTAATCGGAGTTACTCCAGCACCTAAGGGTGATCTTGAATAACATCCAGAAGCAGCACCTGAGGATTCTCTATATCCTCCAGCACCTCCGGCTGCGGCTCCAGCATTTCCATAACCTTGAGCTCCGCCACCACTGCCGCCTCCAGCAACAACTGTGTAATCAAATTGATATGAACCATTTTCATTACCTGCACAAGTTACAGTAAAAGTTCCTGGTCCTGTGAACGTATGAATTTTAAAATCGCCTGAAGTTGTAATTGAACCACCTGTTGCAGTAACAAAAAGTTTAGGTGCACCAGCTCTTTGACCAAACCCCTGAGCTGATCCTGCTCCAAAAGTACCAATTATCGGCATAAATTAATATCCTCCTATTAAGCGTACTGCGTTAATGCTGCAAGCACTGTGAATGTTGCATCTCCAGTTTTAATTACTGTATATGTATAAGTATCAAGAGAGTTAATATTACCCTCTGAAGGAGCTTCTCCACCTTGCCATTCTGGAGTAACTGAACTACCATCAACTTGCACAGCTGAATTGTAATATGCAGTTCCACCTTGTTTTACGATGTGTGCTACTGTTATTGATTCTCCAGTATCCATAATTGAATTTAATGTGTTTGATCCATCACCTCTAATATTTAATGTCCAGTTTCCTGAAGCATCTGAACTGAAGTTCCATACAGCTTGAGTTAAAACATCATAGTTAACAGTGCCTGTGGCTGCTGTTGCTTCTGTAGTAACTTTTTCAGCTGTTTGTTGAATTTTAGCTCCACCGTTTAAAGTAACTCTTCCAATACCTTTTGGTGTTAAATTTAAATCTACGTTTGTATCTCCACCTGTTGCTGATAATTCAGGAGCATTTCCTGTAGCTGCGTTTGTTGCAGTCATTTCGTTTACAGCAGAAGCAGTAGTTGCAAATTTAATTTGTTCGTTATCATTCTCATCATTAATTGAATTACCATTATCAATTAAAATGTTGTTTCCGTTGGCATCTAAATCACCACCTAATTGAGGTGTAGTATCTTCAACTAAATCTTTCATGAAGAAAACATCATTAACATTTGTTCCGTCTGCAAAAACTAAAACAGTTTTACCTTCTGGAATTGTAACACCTGTACCAGAAACAGTTTTAATGGTTAAAGTGTTTCCTGATCTTGTAGTGTTATCTGCAACAATGTAAGTTTTTTCAATTCCGTCTGGAACGTTTACAACTCTTGTACCTGCTAAAGTTCCTGTTAAAGAAAGAACCATGTTTCTAGCGTTAGATAAAGTTGCATTAGTCATAGCTAAAGTTACATCTGCTGATGCAACATTAATAGCTTCATAACCTGCAATTGCTTGTTGTACTAAGTTTAAATTTGTGTTTGTTTTATCGCCCCAAGTACCAGAGTTTTCCCCTGTTACCATCAGCTCTAGTTTTAAATCTGTTGAATAACTTGATGCCATAATTTTTTATCCTTTATTAAGTATTATAATTTTATTTCTATTACGCTGCCTTGTCAACTACCGACCAAGTAGGACTTGTTCCAGGGTCGACTAATTCCCACGCATTAACTCCTATTATACCTGTAGAAGTAGTGCCTGTCACTCCCGAAGGTTGAGCTTCTGCGCTAATTCCTGCAAGATAATCACCTATTACTATAGTTCCAATGCTATTTCCTGAAACATTTATTCTTACATTTGTAAAGGCATCCTCATCACCTTGTTGTATATCTAATGCAATTCCAGTTAATGGAATATTAGCATCACCTGTTACAGACTCATTTCCTGTATTTGAAGATAACTCTATACCTGTAACATCGACTTCAACTGAAGGTACAGCAACCTCTTCTCCACCAATACCTATATCAGTACCAACAGATTGACCCCACTGACCATCACCCCAAGCTGTCTCACCCCAAGGCTGCGCTGAAGCTGTAGATACTTGTACAGTTACTAATTCCCCACCAAAAACATCTCCAGCTGTCGCTGTTGCTTCTGATCCATCAAAAGAGTAAGTTACCTCATACTCTAATTGACCTGTGCTTCCTGTTAACTCTTGTCCTATAAGATCTACATTAGCTGTACCAATTAAAGTAGGATCACCTATTTCTGTGGTAACCTCAGAACCTGTAATATCTGTATTTGCAAAAGCAGTAACAGTTCCAACACCACTAGTAATAGTCATACCGATGCCTGTAACCATTGCATCGGGTGCAGGGTCGACAACTCCTTCAGCAATGCTTAAAGATTGTCCTGTAACATCTATGTTTGCATTACCTATAGTAGTAACATTATCTACAGTTGAGCTTATTTCATTTCCTGTAATATCTGTATTTGCAAAAGCAGTAACAGTTCCAGTTCCAACACTTATTGAAATGCCTATTCCTTCTACCATTGCATCGGGTGCAGGGTCGACAACTCCTTCAGCAATGCTTAAAGATTGTCCTGTAACATCAACATCAGCATTAGCTAGTCCAGAGGCCGTTCCAACAGCTGTATCTGCTTGTGCACTTCCTATAGAATATTTAGATTCAAAAGATAGAGAGCCTAAAGAAGGAGTTAAAGTTATCGATGTAGGTTCAGCAAGAACTGAAATTCCTGCTAATACATCATTTACAGTAACTGTTAGTTCTTCTCCCTGAGCATCTATTTGTTGACCGATTGCTACTGAAGTATCTCCTACAGATACTGTCTGACCGTCACCAACTCCCCAACCTCCGTCACTCCAAGCATTTTCACCCCATGCTTCGTTAGAAGCGGATGTTACTTGTACAGTAACAAGTTCTCCAGCAAAAACTGAATTTAGTGTTAAGTTTAATTCTTGGCCGAGTGGATCTGTTTCGACAGAAATACCTTCTACATAGTCACCAATGATAATAGGACCTAATTGTTGTCCTGTAGGTTCTACAGTTACATCTGTAAATGCTGTTACGGCTTGTGTTGCGGAAGTAAGTTCTTGACCGGTTACAGCTACTTCAGGTGATTTTAAATCACCCCATTCGCCTGCACTCCAATATTGTGTACCCCATCCAGGTACAGATTCTTGAACTAAATTACCTTCTTGTGAATTTAGTTGAACGCCACTTGTAAGCTCTACTGTAGTATCACCGAGTGTACCCCAGTTAGAAAATCCCCATGTTTGTGAGCCCCAAGTGGCCATTCATAATCTCCTCGCTTTTTAATATTACGCTATTCTTAAAATAGCTGACGAAGAAGTGAAGTTTGGAAACTGAATTGTAAATGTTCCAGAAGTTGCTGTTTTATCAGAACCAAAATCTAAAGCACATACTGCTTTGTTAGCTTCAGTTGAGTTGTATATTAATGCACCTCTTGCAGTTAACGTAACACCTGTAAAAGAAAGATCAGCAAAGTCAACTATTGCAACACCTGTATCTAAACCAACTTGTTGAGATTGAAGTGTTCCGCCTTTTGCTGCGTATTGTCCTGATGCCGCTACTTCGTTACCTGTTGTGTATGAAGTTGTTGCCGCACCTAATGTTGCTTGCGAAGTGTATAATGCTAATTTAAATACATCACCACCATTTTCTAAATCATGAACTCCTTCAAGGATTTCTTGTTTAAAACTGTTTACTACTGCTTGTGTTATTGCCATATTATTTCTCCTTATTAAATTTTTTAATTATTTGGTGAAGGCGCTGGAATTTTAACCCTTGGCACTCCATCAGTATACTCATCTCTACGTCTTCTACCCATTTGTTCTAACGCAAAACTTTGTATAGAAACATTATACTTGTCTGAATAGATTTTGTACATATCCATTGGTCCTTTTAAGAACTCATAAGCATTGACCATAACTGCATTAAATAACAAATCAGGAGCGTTTTTAGAAATGTAAGTTTCTGTATTTGTTGCAGTCAGTTGATCAGGTGAGTAAATATAGCTTAATTGGACTTTATACTGTGCATCTGGAGCTGGAGCCATAATCAATGTAGTCTCTTTCCAATTAGCATAGTATTTAGGAACCCCTGTTGCTCCGGTTGAATTGTATTCAAATATAAAACTTGTGTCTCTTTTTTCTAAGTATTCTTTTGTAGTCGGACTTTGATTACTATTAAAAACAAGAATTGATCTTACAATTATTGAAGTTCTAGAAGCCGTTGTGTTTGGTGAATTAGGTAAATCTAAATATGGTGAACCTATATTCAAATTAGCTGTAGCATATTCTCTAGTGTAGTCTGCATCAACTTCTCTAAAAATTCTATTCTCCGCATCTATAATCATTCCTTGGATAATAGAATCGGTTAAAACAGTTGATCCAACTTCTGTATAATCTCTAACTTTTTGTAGTAATTCTGCGTATGTCATATTATGTTGTTATTGTAACACTCCCTACGCTTATTGTCGAATTAGATCCTGTTGTTGGCGCTGACTGTGCAGGAAAAGCTATTGTAACAGACCCAACGTTTACCCCTGCCTGTCTCTTATTGTTTTCTTCTAATGGAGAAATTGAAGGTTGCATTCCATCAGATGTAAACTGACCTGGCCAATATTGTGGATCCAAGTATACTGTTACAGGTGCAGGTCTTTGAGGTCTTGCATTCCATAATGCTTGAGGATCTGCCATATGTGGCTTAGGGTCTAGTTGAGGGTGTTTTGCTTCAAATTCAGATGTGTGTACCCAAGAACCATTCCATTCTTTTACCATTTCTCTATATGGAAAAGCTTGTCCTGATCTATCTGATATGGATTGTGAATATTTACCTTTTGCGTAAGCCATTACGATCCTTGTGGGTAATAAACATTAGGAGTGATGTAAACAGATGTTCTTTGTCCATCTTCTTCTAATGCTCGTTTTAACTCATCTTCGTATAATAATTTTAGTGCTTGTATTCTATCTGGTGCAATCTTCTGTGATAAGTAAAATGCTAATCCAGATACCATACATGGAAAAAATCTAAACGGCATATCTGAAGTATTAGTGTATGCACCTACATCTTCGATTCTTGCAAGATAGTAATAAAATATATTTGTCACGGCGCTCGTATCAGGAGCCAGATATAAACTAATAGTTGGATTGATTTGTCTATCAACGTAATACTGAGAAGGTGTACCTGCTTGTGTCTTATCAGG